ACTTCATCATCAGATTCCTTCACACTGGCTGTTCCATCCTGCATGCCTGGTTTAACATCAAATATTGACTGTATACGTCCTGCACATGCAAGAGCCTTAGTTATATTGATTATAAGATTAGCAAGCTTAATCAGCTCCACAAGAATCTGGATCGGACTGATAAAGATTCCGATATAAAGCGCATACATAGCAAGATCAGATACTTCCATCTGACCATGGGCTATGAGCCAGCCTCCAAATACAAGCGTAATCAGATACATCATGCCCTGAAAGAACAGATTTCCACTCATAAAGCTTCCCATACACTGATAGTTCGCTTTCTTAGATAAAAGAAATCCATGATTGCTCTCCATGAACTTCTCCCGCTCAATCTCTTCATTTGCAAAAGACTGTACGACACGGAATCGGCGAAAAAGGTTTTTACGGACAAAGCTAGTTTGGAATATATCGCACTCGGAAGAGCAGTGCAAAGAGCTTACTTCTTAACTCCGAACGGGAATTGGTTTTCAGCTGAAGAAAAAATCGAGACTGAAAGCGGAATCACTGATGTCGGCGATTATCGTATACAGGTCACAAAAGCCATTTACACATACAGTGATCTTCGGATAGAGCAAAAATGCAAGGTTAAAGACCTGATTGGAAGAAATGACTATGAGTTATACAAAGAATATTTTGGAGAGGTAAAAGAGGCATGAATAAAGAAAAAGGAATCTATGGGCTGTTACCGTCAGAACCAGTTGATGTAGCAGCTATGCTGATAAAAGCAACGGTTGTTACAGACGCACCGGTATTCGCACTGTCCCCAATGCTTGAAGGCAAAATGGTTGCAATTCCGAAATACGATCCGGTTCAGCTTCAGGAAATCGCAGAGCATCTTCTGGTGTACTGCAATGCACAGGAAAGGGGATATGAAAATGTCTGTTGTGAAGATTGTAAATCCGAATCCGTATGACTGGAGGGGGACACAGTACTTTATTGACGGACATAAAGTACCGAGGGTAAAATCGGTTGATTTTCATGTTTCGGTCGATGAAGTACCGACGTTTAACTTTGAAATGATGGGAAGACCAGATATTGAAATGGAATGTCTGGCACAGATTAGTGTTAGCTCTCAATCAATTACTGATGCAATTTCAGTTTTAAGGCACGAACTGTTTCAACATGGAGAAATATACCAAGGCTTCAAATCAAGCCTGAAATCGGCTCTGGAAATCTATTCTACATGCGGGCTTCCGTTTGAGCCTGAAGAAGAGACAGCAGAAAAGATTCTTGATTTCATGATTGGAGAAGAATGATGAGGACGATATTTACAATAATCGCACTTGCCATCAATGTTCTGATGTTCGTTTCGGCAAGCTCCGAGATCGTGACAAATAACAACAAAGACAAATGGGAATCTGCCGCTTGTTCGATGATTCTTATTGGAACCGGAATAAGCGTGATTTTATTTTTAACATCCCTGTGAGGTGAAATAAATGTTACTGGCATTTCCAATGGTTTTACTTCCGCTGATATTGGTAGAGCGGATTAAAATAATAAAAGCAAAGGTACAGTCCTCGCCGTATGGACTTGGAGGAAGGTTCATCACGGACAGGACGAGGCATGAAATCCCTAGATAGCCTGTATCAGTACGGATTTATAATAATGAAATAGATATCCAAAACCAAATTTCCTCCAAATGAGTTACGACTGATACAGGCGTTCCAGGAAAAACATAAATATAGCAATGGTGTTTTTAAAGTATATCACGTGCGGCAGGGTTGAGCGACTGCCGCAACATAGCGCATTGGCGAAGTGGTAACGCACCGGACTTTGACTCCGACATGCGTGGGTTCGAATCCCACATGCGCCGCTCTGCATTGAGTTTATATCTTTTTCTTAGTGCAGATTGGATTTTCTTTTTCCTTTTTTTAACGAAATACCCTTTAACCACCTATCGCAACGGCGATGACTAAAGGAACAGTCAAACGTTCCGGGTGGTTTTAACCTTTGTTGCGGCTGGTGGTCAAGAACTGCAACAGTAGTAAAAAGACAGATATCACATCGACCCTGTATCTTTTTACTACTCAGGAAGCTTAGCTCAGTTGGTTAGAGCAACCGGCTCATAACCGGTCGGTCCTGGGTTCGAACCCCAGAGCTTCCATTTCTCCCAAAGCTGTCCATCCGTTTTGTGGATAGAAAAAACTGCCGAATGTGTGTATGTGGGTTGTTTTTCAAAAGGTACGTAACGGCGTAGCCGGAGTGAAAAGACAACTTCCCGTTCGGTTCTGTCTCTGAGTTGAATATGTCGCCAATGAGTGCACGTTGACGACAGGGAGTTTTCAAGAGACTTTTCAGGAATAATCCTCCGAAACAACTCCGTGGGACTGGCACGGATGAAAACAGTCTAGTGGAAAGCATAACACGATAAACCTATTGCTAACCCGGATTGTACCGGGTTAAGGCAGGATGGAGAAGTGGAATCTCACAAGGCTCATATCCTTGAGAACGGCGGTTCAAATCCGTCTCCTGCAATTAATCCGTCTATCGTTCAGCGGATTAAATCAAATTCTCAATATACCTTCTTTCTATGAATGTGGAACTCAACCCAATTGCTCTTTCGTTAGAACGATTGACCGTTATAGGCGGTGATATGGTGCATTGCTGTAATGGTATCAGAGTAGGTTGCTAACCTATCCAACAGAAATGTTGTACACGTTCGAATCGTGTATGCACCGTTCCATCTGCCATGTGTAGATAGGAAATCCGATTTTAGGAAGATAAGCGGGAATCCTCGGTAATTCAATTGCCGAGATGAAAGCGTAAACTGTGCATATCTGCACATTATAAGTAAAATATATTTATTTTTTTACTAAAAAATGCTGTATCCAGCTTTATTAAAAAAGAAAATATGTTCGGCATTTTATTGTGATATTCTTAATACTATGCTATACTATATGTATGAAGGAGAATCTTATACATTACCGCACTTGTGTGTGCAATATTAATTACCATATGGTATGGTCAGTGAAATACCGGCGGAAGATATTGAATGCGGAGATTGAAGCATATCTTCAGGAGCTGGTGCAGGAGATCGCAGCGGATAAAGGTTTTACCGTCCATTTGTTTGAATGCGGGGAAGGAGACCATGTGCACTGTTTTGTGTCTGCTCCTCCCAAATTATCCATAACTGCGATCGTGAAATATCTGAAAGGGATCACCGGCAGGAAATTATTCGAATGTTTTCCGGAAATAAGAGAACAGCTTTGGAAAGGAGAGCTGTGGAACCATTCCTATTATGTGGAAACGGTCGGGTCTGTGTCGGAAGAAAATATCCGCAGATATATTGAGCATCAGAGTAAAGCTTATTGAGATCATAGAGGTGGGAAATGCTGCTGTCAAAGAAAACATCCATAAAGGTCAGTCAGGAATATGCAAACGTCATCGGACATATGTGTTATGCGGCATCCAAGCTCTGGAATGTCTGTAATTACGAACGTCAGCATTACAAAGAAATGGGAATGGAGAAATACCCGGACTGGTATTATCAGAAAAAATCCCATAGAGAGGATCTGTGGTATAAACAGCTTCCATCTCAGACAGCCCAGGAAGTCTGCAAGCTGCTGGATAAAGCATGGAAATCTTTTTACGCCTTGAAAAGATCCGGAGGGATTGAGAATCCCAGACCACCGCGGTTTAAACAGGAAAGTATCCCCATTACCTATATGCAGATGGGAATTATACATGAATGGGACACAGAAAAAGTCCGTCTGTCCCTTCCAAAAGCATTAAAAAGATATATGGAAGAAACGTATCAGATCCATGAGAACTTTCTTTATCTTGAAAATAAGATTTTCAGGGGCATGGATCAGATCAAACAGTTGCGGATCTACCCACCGGAAAAAGGTGAATGTAAAGTTATTGTTGTTTATGAGATTTCAGAGAGGGAAGAACTTTCGCAGAATGGACACTATCTGTCAGTTGATCTGGGACTTCATAATCTTATGACATGCTATGATTCCGGGAATGGGAATACATTTATCCTGGGCAGAAGATATCTTGCATTGGAAAGATATTTTCATAAAGAGATTGCAAGGGTGCAGGCACAATGGTATGGACAGCAGTCTGTGAAGGGAATAAAACATCCAGTCACATCAAAACATATTCGCAGATTATATCAGAAAAAGCAGAACTCGGTAACGGATTATCTGCACAAGATCACAAGATACTTTGCAAAATACTGCCGTGAACAGGGAATTACCTGTGTTGTGGCAGGGGATATCCGGAATATCCGGAAAGGAAAAGACCTGGGACACAGAACAAACCAGAAGTTCCACAATCTGCCGTATAACAGGCTCTATAGCATGATGGAATATAAGCTTAAGATGTACGGGATCCGTTTTGTAAGACAGGAAGAAAGCTATACCAGCCAGTGCAGTCCGCTGTCACCAGAGGTGGAAAAAAGATATGCACAGCCATGCAACCGAAAACAAAGGGGACTGTACAGGGACAGAAACCGGAAGTATAACGCAGATGCTGTAGGTGCATATAACATCCTGAGAAAATATCTCTCCGTATCCGGAGAGAAAAAGGAACTGTCCGTAACCGGACTAAAAACGCCAGAAATAATAAAAGTAGCTGTATAGCTCTAAAGAGCAAACAGTAGTGGTGTCATGGACGCACCCTGAAAAGGCGGTATCCCGCCTTAATTCAGATGCTCTGGTAACTCAGTTGCCGAGTAGTTCACGACGAAATTTGAATTGCCGAAAGAAGTTTTTTATTCATTGTTTTTCCCCAACCGAATAAACCAAAATAATTTCCGCAAAATACACGGATTCCCCAAAAAGCGCAAGATTGCAGGACGAAAAGGAGTAAGAAAATCAGATGAGCATTAAATCAGCATTTGAATCTGAGGGGATAGATTTCTCTCAGGTAATGAACCCACCAGAGCCGTGGGACGGACGGGCATTAATAAAGAACATCAATGGCAAACTGTGGTATTGCTGCCCTTTTTGCGAGAAGAAAGCACTTCTGATTAGCCCAGAGACAAAAATTCGACATCTTAAATTGAAGTGCAAGGGTAGCAACTGCAAGAAAGAGTTTGAGGTGAATGTATGAAATTTTGTGAGAAAGAAAAAGATTGCCCTATTTATTTGATTCATAAAGAACTAAATGGACATTATCAGAGACTTATAGACGAATTGCTAGGGAAATACTATTACAATTATGGAATGGATGCCTATAGTTGCAATACAGAGTCTTGTGAGGATATGTTACATGAGATCAGGAGAATGAAAAAGCTGATAAGTACAGGGCGGTGGATAGTTTTGGTATCAATTATTTATACTCTTTGGTCATTTGTCAGATAGGAGGTTGGACATGACAAAACAAGAAGCCGTAGTAATTGAAACCTATACAGGAATTTGTATGCTTACAGGAGATAGCCGAAGACTTGCATATGAATATGCAGAAAAGCTTTTAGGTCACCCAATATATACACATGAATTTTCGAAGTATGCCGATGAGTTGAAAAAACTTAGCAAGCCAGATTTTATTGAAATTTGCAGAAAGTTAGGCGATTGAATGAATCTCCCAGAATTTGAAAAATGTAAATGTTGTAAAATACGTAAACTTAATAATGGAGATATTCGTTTATGCTGTGAACCACTATTTTTAGAATACGCGCATACTACGTGTGAAGAAAGAAGAACAGAACACCCAGAACAATGCAAAGAAATATTTGGCAAAATTGAAAGCGACAAAGTATATTCAGAAGAATACACTTGCATTCCAATAACAATTATGAAACCATATGAATCAGCAACATCTTCGTTTCTTGTTATGGTAGAACAAGAAACAGAATATGCCAGCTTTGTAGCTGATGTAATTGGTAGATTAGATTATGACGAAACACTTATGGTGAAAGTAGGAGAAAGCGAGATTCCATTTAAGGTAATTCACATTGGAATCTCCGATAATACTTTTCCAATACGCTTTGAACTTATGGCGAAACAGGTTGGAACATTTTCAACTGGAAGATGGGAAAAGATATTGAGAGGTATTTTGAATGAAAATAAGTCTTAAACGGATTAAATGTATTTTGACAGGTGGTTGTAGATTCCGGGATTCAGCTATTTCAGAGTGCGACGATAAAGAAAAAACCTGTACCATTACGGAGACTTGCTGCAAATGTGGGAAGAAGTATACAGTGGTATTTACTTACAAACAATTAGGGATTCCAGACTGAGGTGAATATATGAAAGTATATCTGGTTTACGGAGATGCCTATTTTGAACAATATGGTTCAGAATTCCATCTATTTGGGGTATTTACTTCAAAGGAAAGAGCGAAGAAAATTAAAAAGCAGAAAGAAGATGAATTTTATCAACAAGAAATGAAGAAAAAATCGGGCTATCGTAATATTGACAGCAGGGAAGAAGTTGAATTCGAAATAAAAGAAATGCAGCTTGATGAAATTTGCGACTTATTTGTAGGAGGATATATCGAATGAAAAAGATACCAACATTGTTTGAGCGAGAATTCAAAGCCCACGATGTAAAATCA